GTTGAAATCTAATTCTTCTTTATAAAGACTAAAGTTCTTCATCGTTCTCAGGCCTCTTACCTAGAAATCTCTTCCCAATCTACTGATGCTAGAGCTTGAACATTATTTACAGAAGCTGACATCGCAAGGGTAATTGGTTCAGGAGTGCCTGTTAATCCATTACGTTGTAGTTGGAATTTAAATAATGCTTCTTTCAATATGTCAATTGTCTGAGATGATTGGTTCTGAATAGCAACGTATCCTGAGCCCAGAATCTGGCCGCCACTAATACCTGTGGCTGATGTGTCGTATTCAACAGAGCTATTTGCGCTACCTGGACTCCAGGAAGGAGAGGTTAGTGTGCCACCTCTTATAACTCTCCATGCTATGGAACATGGATTGCTGTTAATTCCAAGAAGTGATAGGGCAGTCAAAATAACTATAGCATCTAGATTAGTAGATTTTAATTGAATTGATACTATAGGATAGTATGTTCCGGCAGTTGCCAAACTCTTTGGTGTCTGGACAGGAGTACCAACAGACCACTGATCGCCTCTTAGCTCATAACCACCCTCACTAATTACCGAAGAGCATACTTGCTTTAGAGTAGAGTTGCTAGCTGTTGCCGTTGTGTTTTTAATCTCATAACGAGCTGGTAATGAGGCAGTCGTCATGTATGTGCCATCAATTAGATTAGCATGGTGGAATGAATGAGTGTGAATCAACTGGCCATCAATTACAAAGCCACAGCGAACTGTACCTAGACCTAACCATTCAACATCAATAAATGCAATCTGTGCTTTAGAGATGTCTAAGGTTATTTGTGACGGCGATGATGATACATTACCTAGCAACGTATCTCTATTCCAGTTAGCTTGGGCTACTCTTGTTTCATTAACAGCATTGTTTGAATATGAACGCTCCACCCAATATAGGTTGCTTCCATCTAACTCCAGATAGATTCCATTCTGGGTACCATAATAACCAACACGTTGTCTTAGACCAGCCTTAGCTGTATTGAAAACAAATGTCTGTAGAATCTGTAATGACTTACCTGGTTGGTAGGAGAAACATTTAGTTGTTTCTCTTACGATCTCAGCGTTAAGTGTTGTATCTAAATTTAGAGTAATAAGACCAGCGTTGGCATTATGAGCATAGGTGGCTGTAGCTGTATTTGATGTTGCCCATAGACCGTTGTCTTTGAAGCGATGTGAGCTATCGAACAATGTTAGTGGCATAGATACACGAGCGCGGCCAAACGCATCGACAGCTGTGCCTGATGGGTTAGCTGGACCGATACGGTTACCATATTGGTCGGCAAGCATAACGACTTCAAAGATGGTTTTGCCATCTGGAAGATATTCATGCCTGTCTTTTCTAAATTGTGCCATTTAGCGTGCCTTCGCGAAGTTGGCTGCAGAAAAGGCAGCTAAGCCGCTTTTACTTTTACCAGACCTTCTTACTAACTTTGTTGGTCTATTGTTTCTAATTGATACAAACCCTTCTGGTCCAGATGGTTTACCATGGATTGAATGTTCATATCCATGATGGTCTAAACTTGAAAGGTGATCAACCAATTCATTCTTTGCATTCTCTAGGTGGTCATGTATATTTAGAATACGTTGGAAATGGTGCTTGTTCTTCTGAACATGGGCTAAATCGCTATCCATTGCCTGCTGTCTTTTAGCCTTACCAGCTGGAGTCTTTAGTTTATCGACTTCATTTTGGTGCTTATTCTTCAACCATGATTGATAACCAGCTGCTGACCTTTTAGCCCCTGTCCTTACAGTACTATTGATATATGTCTTCAATTGCACTCTATGGCCAGCTATAGCATCGTGCGTTTCGTCCGTGGCACCTTCAAACTCCTCAACAGCTTTCTTCATATGCTGCTGGAACCTCGTCTTTGGTGGCTTGGCAGCATGGACTACATGGATAGGCAATAAGTGAACATCTGGATGGTGGTCAAATCCACTACCTTCTTCGTGTGGATCAAACCCATAGTGAGCCTTCATGTCATCAAGATCGCCGCCGCCGCGATACTCAGTATGAACAGCAACACCAATCTTTGCCTTCTTGATCTTCTTACCTTCTGGCGAATCGTGCTTTTGGGAATATGTAAGTGTATTTGGCGTAAAGTGATACTTACCACCGTGGCTTGAAACATCATTATGTGTATACATGATGTCGCCCTGGAACACTCTACCCTTTGGTGTGATTTTCTTGAGGTGGTCGTGGGCAGCTTTGAGCTTTTCAACTAAACCAGGGGCATGGCCGTGGTTCTTTTCAATATCTTCGTGAGAGTAATTGATCTTTGGTTCTTTATTGAATGCAGACTTAGATGCTACAAAGAACTTTTTAGTCTTAGGATGATAACCAAAAACAATTGATGGTGACCCATCATACTTCACTGTATTCCTTGTAGATGAATGAGTAGCACCTTCAATAGCATTGTGGGTATCGTTTAGGGTATGGAATGCGTGTTGGAATCCTTCAGTACCAGAGTCAATGACATGCTCTTCATTGTGTTTCACATGAAGTAGTTTGCTTTCGTCGTCTACAGACTCTTTTAGATATTGAATAAAACTCATAGCGTTATTATTTGTGCTGAAGCTGGTGTATCATCTGTTACCACTATGCGTCCTGCACTATCCCCCTTTGATGGTGACTTACCATATATTTTTGGTGTTCCTGATCCATCCTTTGCAGTAGGATCAAATCTCTGATCCTCTCTTCTTGCTCTCAATCTAAAGTATAGTTCCTTGGACTGGGCATATTGATCTGCTGGAT